CTCCGGATTGTTGCTTTTGAAGCGATATATCCAGTTGGCGGCGCTGATCGGCCAGCTCCTGCGTCTTACGGGTGTAATCTGCACCTTTCTGTGCCATTTCAACGAGTTCACTTTGTTTAACCTTCTTGATTTCGCCATTAACCTTGATTTCAATAAGTGGTTCATCAGCTACCTGCGGCTGCTCTGTGGCTTGGCCGTTAGTGACTGCGGGTTCACTTGTTTGTGGTTCCGGTTTTGGCGGTTTTGGGTCATCTGTGCCAATAAAGCCATGCTCCTTGAGAAACGCCAGCTGATCCTCGGGATGTTTAGCTTTACCTAATTCAGCGTAATCAACCGGGCTGTTCTTTACGGTTGTAGCCGGTGCACTCTGTGGCTCTGCCGATGTTTCGGTTGTAGGCGTTTCCTGTGGTGTTGCTTCTGCTGCTGGTGCGGCTTCGTCATTGAATAACTGTAAATCGAAAATGAACTGCTCTTTGGCTTGGTTCATAAATACTCACTCCTTTATTTTTAAGTACAAAAAATAGCAGGGGATTAGCCTGCCGTAGATAAGGATCACCGCCTTTCAGTCTTTAATTTCCTTGGCTGCCAATTTTCCGGCTACTATGTCGCCATTTAAACCAGTTTCAATATTTTTCAGAGCAACTAGATGATATTTAAGCCGCGTTTCATTAAGGTTGTCCTTGTCCTCCAACTGGCGGTATATTTCCTGCCGCTGGAGCTCCATCCATGGGGCTATAATCGGCAGCACCTCCGCGGCCTGTTGCCCCTTGTTGATTTGCTCCTGCAACCGGATTTCTCTGTCCTCTGTCATTGATATTCCCCCTTGCTGCTTCGGCCTTTGCGTGAGCATCAACCGCTGTTTTAAGCACTCCCTCCACCGCTTGCTCTGTAAACATTTCCGGCGTAACCTCAAAGCCCTGCTTCGCGTAATACTGCATCTTGATTTGCCATGGAGCATTATCAAGGTCTATCCGCATCGATTCGCTGGCCGGATCGTCTTTCGGTGCTTGCTGCTGCATTTTGTCCGGCGAGACAACGAAATCATCAACGTTTTTATAACCGATTTCCTCAATCATGCGTTTTGCACAGTTATAGAACTGTTCTGGGCCAGCCATACCGACCTGGGCAAGCTGTGTGATAATGCCTTGTAGCATTTGCAGATTTTGAAGATTGCTTTGCTTGGCACCTGCACCCATACCTGCATTTACGATAAGGTCAAATTCACCAGTCAAATCATCCGGCTTAATTGTCATTGGTCCATTGGTGAGACGGATAACCGTGTCCTCATCAATAAACATCTGATTAAGCTTTATGAGAAACCGGAATAAATCACTCATGCCCGTTTCAGCAAAGATACGAGCAATCAGCTCTAACCTTTGGTTGGCCTGCTGCGTGATGATGTTGATACCAGTTGCTGTTTTGTTTAGGCTGTTGCTGTCCATGCCTTGATTGTATTTTGTGATACCAGTTCTGTTTTCAGTTTGCTGGTCAAGATACTCAAGCATGTTGAAGGTCCATGACTGCAACGGGGCCGCTGGCAATTGTTGCATACACTGATTAATCGGCTTGTTAAAGCGTACAATCTGTTTTCCTTCGATGATATCATTGACATCGACTAAGCCATTCATATCAACGCCGACCTGGCTGTTATTGCTGAGTGCGAGATTATAGATCATCTGCCGCATGATTGCCGTCTTGCTGTGCTGCATCTGTGCAATGAGGTCAACAAATCCAGCCTCAGGCCATATCTTATGTGGGTCAAGCCTTGGCGATAACGTAAAGAAAGGGTGTCTCTCATAAACGTTTTCTTCCATGCGGAGAATCACGCCGTTTGATATGGTAATAATCATCGGTGTGAGCTGCCCGTCTGGGTCATCGCTCATATTCAGTGAGACATAGCACTCGTACAGTTCAACCTTTTTGCGACCGCTGTCCGTTGAATTTACTGTCTCGTTGATGTTGTCGTTGTTCTTTTCGTCCAAGGTTGTGTAGCTGGGCGGCTGAGCCTTTTCGGCTAACGTCTCAACGTTGTCATATAAGCCGCTTGTTTGTTGCTTTCGTAGATAATCAATATTGACAATCTTTCGATGTGCGACAAAATCAGCATCTTCCAAATTTGTAGCATCCGGGCTAAACCGAAACTCACTAGCCAGTACGTTCATAACACGCGGCTGGTTCTTGCTGAGTGTCGGTCCCTCGAACACAACTAAAAAAGAACCCGTTGTCATATCGGGTTCTGCTGAAATGATTTTTATTTCTTTGTCTTGGGAGAACTCTTGATATGCATCCGGCGATAATGCGATTTGTTGCTGTGTAACCTTGTATTCACGATCCCAATCGACTTTGATAATACCAAGGTTTGTAATCAGCGCATCTTTCGCCCATTGGTAGAACTTCATGAAGAATTTATTCTTCTCAAGCTGAAAATTGATAAGCTCCTGCATCTTTTCGGCTCGAGTATCGTCATCATCGCCGCCGTCTTCGCCTTGGATACTGACTACGTCCGTGCTACCAAAGAATGTTTTCATCATGGACGGCATGGTCGATTCGATAGTGTCGGCAACATCCGTGCTGACCATATCAGAGCGTTTTGTCAGCTTCGGGAATTTCTTCTCATAATAGGCAGGTGACGCATGATAGATGTCATAGCGTTCAATAACCTTGGGCTCTATCTCGTCCTCATAGTAGCGATTGGCGGCATCGATATCCTGCTGTAGCTTGTGCACGATCATTTCGCGCTTGCCATCGCTTATTTTGATGTTGTTGTACTTACTCAACGGCTATTTCCCCCTCACGGAGAAAAGCAAATTCGCCTTTATTCAGTTTCTTAGAACGAACAATAGGTATTCTGCCGAAATCTGTTTCCAGAATATTGATGCCCATTTTTTCTTTATCGCTTATGCACATTACACAATTATCAAGGTTAACCTTAAGTTTCCACAGGATACTCACCTGTGCATTGACATCCTTAATTCTTGCAAAAATGTCGATTTCCGCACTGTCGGTGCAATTAGAAGTGCATGGTTCATACCATGCGGGTGGGCTACCATTTACTCCAAAACATCCTCGGCAAAGTGAATGCGGCTCGTCAATAAGTGGGTAATATTTACACATCGGACAATATCGCCCACCCTTATGTGGCTCTTCTGGCTTATAAAAAATTTTTGCTTGTTCTAAATTCATAGGTAACACCTCCTTACATCGCACCTGCGATTGGGATATTGATACTCTTCATCTTGTTGTTTTGTATTGGTCGTGCAAATGTGAGCGCAAGCGCATCCGCCCTATTAGGTGATGGCAAGCCACGCTTTTTCATATCTTTTTTGCTTTCCAGCATAATCTTGCCATTCTCCTTGACAATATATTCCGGACCAATTATGTCATCATATGTTGTTTGATCATCGGGATAAGCGCCGCCCTCTCGCAACCAGTCACGCATTTTCGCCCACATATAAGCACGGATATTGAGATACCCTGCATCCGGCGATGCTTCACTGAATGCAACTAGCATCCACTGCCGCCCCATTTGCAGGCCTGCGCTATAGATGCCTGTGCCATAGCCTTGGTCAATAATAACACCGTCGGCCCTATGACGTGTCTCGAAATCAGCAATATAACCAGCGATAATAAAATCGTTGTCATTCCTTGGATACGTAGCAAGCAGTGTTGCATTGAGGCCTTGCCTCATATAGACTGCAATTTCATCGCCGCCATCCCAAGCTGGATCTACACCGATAATAACCGGTGCAAAACTATATTGCTGATATGGCACATTCTTTCCTCTACCGTTATTCGCAAGCACTGAGCTGATAAACTGGCGGTCTGAGGACGAAGGGAACTGCCCCTTTACGCGGACTTTAACAAAGTCACTTTCTTCGCCATACATCGTAACCCATTGATTTATCGTATCCTTATTGCTGACTTTGACTGTCCGGCTATCAACCTGCTGCACATTCCAAAAGGCACGGAACTTATGGAAACAATCAAAAAAGCGACCGCTGTTGCGTGTAGGATTTCCGAAAGCGCACCAAATGATTTCTGTATCATCATCTGTCATAGCACCCTCAGCAACTTCCCATATCGCATTTGCAATCGCTGATGCTTCATCAAATATAACTATGATACGCTTGCCTTGGTTATGTAGCCCCGCAAACGCTTCTGTATTGTTCTCGCTCCAAGGGATGGCATCAATTCGCCAAGTCTTTTGGTGGTCTTTATCCTTGCAGAAAATCGCGGTGGCCGTAACCTCAAAAAGGCTCTTGCCAATGAACCGCTGATGCCACTTAATCAACTCTGGCCATGTTTTTGTTTCCAGCTGTGTAGCTGTGTTTGCTGTGACAACGCCCCTCGTATCTTCATAGGTCGATATAGCCCACAATATGAGCCATGCCACAAGGGCGGATTTACCAATCCCATGACCAGAGGCAATGGCTTCGCGGATAACTTCATCTGGTGTCTTGAGGCCATCGCGAATATCAGCTAAAAGCTTCTTTTGCCAATCATCTGGACCATCGAATTTACTTAAGTCACCCTCACCCCATGGGAAAGCACCGTAAACAAATCCAAGAGGATCTCCTGTAAATTCAGCAAGAAACTCAATGAGTTGTTCTTCATCACTCTTCTTTTGTTTCGCCATTTACCCGCCCCCTTGCTTTCTTTAATGTTTCAGCCATACCGCCGCTATCGGCATTCGACACTTTACTTTCCATGATTGTGATATCCGTCTGCATCTTCTTGAGACGCAAGCGTTGTTCTTCTGTAGCCATTTCAGCCTTGCAAAGCTCTTCATATTGCTTGAGCATACTGGTGAGTGTTGCCATTGACCGTGCTTGTGCTGCCATGAATGTGGCTTGGCGGCTTTCAGCAAGTAAAATCTTATTTATTGGCGAATTGTCCGCTTCCTGCTTCACATACATAATCTTTTGTGCTCGGAGTATCGCCGCATACTTGATGCAGATATTACCCCAAAGGATGTCAATAGGCGAAACCTCGGTCAGCTCCTCAGCAATCTCCAATGTCTCAGCTGGCAGGAACTTTGCAAATAGCCCATGCGTTACAGCATTGTGATTGCCGGGCGGCGCATGACCACCTTTATTACCTAGGGCGTATTGATTACCTTTAGGCGCAGGTGGTGCACCCTTTTTTGTGTGCACACTTTTTTTATTTTGTGTGCACACCTTT